TGACGCGTAGATCGTGCCGCGCACGACGACGCCAGAAAATTCGGCTGTACCGTCGGCGTTGATCCGCCAGCCGGTCGATCCCGCCACGTAGTTCTGCGAGGCGATGTACTGGCCGACGCCGAGCTTGTCCGCGAGGATCTTGCTCGCCTTGACGCTCACGATCGACGCGTCATCGATCACCGCCAGGCCGGCGACGAATACCTCGGCGATCGCCTTCTTCGCGACGAGGCTCTTCATGTACACGCCGGGCTGGAACTCCACGCCCCCGATCGTCGTCGGTTCCGTGATCTCGAAGAACGGCTGCTCGCCCAGCGTGCCGGTCAGCACCTCGAGGGCGTAGCTCGCGTTCGGCGCCGTCTGTGCCGGCGTGCCGGCAACCGCGTTGAAGGGGCTGACCACCTCGTCGTTCCAGGCGTTGACGGCACGCACCCAATAGAAGAACGAATCGCTGTTCTGGACCTCGTCGACATACTGGAACGATGTCGCCTGGCCGATCTTCACGGCCACGCCGACGTCATCGACCGCGGCGCGCCAGACCTCGAAGTAGCCGATGCGCCGATCCATGGCGGCCGCCCAGGAAACGAAGATCGACGTGTAGCCACCGATCGCCGTCACGCCGGACGGGGTTGGCGGTGGCGTGTAGTCGGGCTCGCCGTCGCCTCCTCCCCCGGGGACGGGAGCAATTCCACCGCCGGTCACCGGAACCGCGGTGGTGTCGGTGGTGGCGAAACCCCACTCGATGAGATCGCGCCGGCTGATGTAGGCGTCGAGCTTGTCGTTCGGCAGCAGGCCGCCGCGCACCCGAAGGAACTGCTGCAACTCCTCGACGGCGCGGATCAGGCGATCCGGAAGATCAAGTCCACGGACTTGCGTGGCCAGGGCCGGCAACGCTGGCATCACACACCCTTGAGTTCGTGCATGCTCTCGGCGATCTCGGCCGAGAGCACCTCTCCGGTGCCGGTGAATTCGATCTCCCACTCGTCGGAGAGAAAACCGCTGGGAAGGCGAAACGGCCGGTTCGAGGTCACCGCCCGCGTGCACCTCAACACCGCGTCGGCATAGAACTTCACGGTGATGGCGCCGCTGGCGCGGATCCTGGCGCAGGAGAAGTTCAGCGCCCGCGGGGTGCTGAAGATCTTCGAGCGCCAGGTGAAGGTGAGCGGCGCCCCGCCGTCGAAGCGATGCACCTCGTCGCCCACGATCAGGTACAGCGCGTCCCGGATCGGATCGACATAGGCGCCGGGCGAGTAGAAGCCGAGCTCGCTGGGCTCGCGTCCCGGCGGGAAGATCAGCCCACCATGCTTCGTCCCGTTGTCGTAGAAGACGACGAGCCGGTTGTCCCACCAGTAGGCATGCATGGACTGCGGCCTGAGCGCCTGCCACTGATCGCGATCGAAGAAATCATCGGTGATGTTCACCGCGCCGCTCTGGTCGACCACGATCATGCCGTCGGGCGATGCATAGGCGACGCCGCCGCCGATCGAGACCATCGAGCGCTTCGAGGCGCAGGCGTATTCGCGCTCGATCAGCGTCTGTTGCATCGTCTCCGGCTCGAAGCCCTGGATCAGGTACGGCCGGCCGGTGGTGCCGACCACCAGCGTGTTGCCGAACGACGCGATCGCCACCGGATCGAACTCGAAGCGGAATTCGTTCCGCTCCGGCCAGGCATACGGATAGTTCGGCACCGCCATGCGCACCGCCTTGCCCGAGATGCCGCAAAGCGTGGTGCCGTTCATCATGGTGAGCCCGACGAGATCAGCGGGCGGCGGCGTCCAGCCGGCGGTCACCAAGGGGGAGCCGACGGCACGCGTTCCGTCCGGATTCGGCACCGCCGCCACCGCAGCGGTGAAGCTCACGGAGGTTGTTCCGGCGGCGACCTCCTGCACCATGTAGAAAGCCGCCGAGGCCCCGCTGCCGTTGGTCTCGTAGATGTATTTCGCCGCGTACGACTGCGGTCCGCCCGGCACCTCGAGGCCGGACAAGGTGATGGTCTGTGACCCGGTGGCATCCACCGCCAGCGAAACCGGGGAATGCGAGCCCTCTTCGCCCCAGGCGTTGACGAAGGTGTAGACGTAGAACCGCGTCACCGGCTGCTCGCCGCTGGACGGGGTTCCCGACACCGCCACCGTCGGCGCCGTGGCGGGCGACGGAACGCCTAGATCATAGGCCGCGTTCGGAAGCGCACCCCCCCCGGTGAGCGCCAAAACGCTGTCCGTGACTTTCGGCGCCCCGTCGCCCGAGAAAAAGGTGCGCTCGTTGCCGGCGACCGGCGAGCGCACCACGTCCACATCCGTCAGCCAGTGGAACCAGTACTGCGCGTCCGTGGCACTGTCCTGGCCGAACCGGTAGATCGTCTGCTTCGCGCCGACGCGCAGCAGATCGGCCACCTTGATCGGAGCGCGCCATGGCCGCAGCTTCTCGTTCCAGAGCCGAACATGCTGTGCGACCTGGGCCCAGGTATCGGGCAAGTCCAGAGGCGACTTCCGCGGCGCGATGCCGTTGAAGGCCGGCAGTCGGATCCGCATCAGAAGAAGTGCGCCCGCACGCGGCGCTTCACTTTGGTCGAGCCCGACGATGCTCGAGCCCGTGCGACACCCATCGCACGCACGAAGGTGTCGCGCGCCTCGGCCGACAAGCTGAGGTCGGCATAGGGCTTCTTCGGCGACTTGTACAGCCTCGCCTTGGCGCCCTCGACGATCGCCTCGATGTGTTGGTCCCAGAGGTCATCCGGCAGCCCTTCGTTCGCCAGAGACGGTTTGAAGGTGGCGTCGACCACGATCGGGACATCGGATTCGCTGGGCGCCCCGGACAGGATCAGCACGTCGGCATCCACCGTCATGTACTCGGGGACACCGCTCCCCGGGGATTCCATCTGCCGATCGAAGAACTCGTCCGGGACCAGGGGATCGATCTCCTGGGTGCCGTAGTAGCAGTGACGGACGCGAACGATCTCCATGTTCGCCGTCGGAACGATCTCCGGGTATTCGGCGACGCCGGCCTGTGACGGGATCGGGTCCAGCGTCGCCGACCAGGTGCCGGACCGGGAGAAGAACTCACGTGCGGCCAGGATCAGGCGTGACCTCGCCATCCCCCACGGACAGCCCGGCACATCGGGCAGGATCAGGTCGCGGGCATCATCCCAGGGCTTCATGGCGCATCACGTCAGCGCGCCCACCGCCATCGTGAGCCAGGCCGCAGCCTTCTCGCCGGTGAGATCGTCGTCCCTGTCCTGCCAGCGGGCGCTGACGTAATCGGAGAGCGCCTGGTAGTGCTCGAACTCGATCTGCACCTCGCTCGGCGGGTTCAGAACGATGTCGGCCGCCGGATCCGAGCCGAGACGACCGACGAAGCAGTCCGGGCGCAGACGTCGGATCGTTCTCACGCCCTCGCGCAGATACAGCAGGCCGTCCTCGTCGAGGTAGCGCTCTTTCTCCGCGTCGTTCAGCGGGAGGCGCGCCCGGTCGAGGATCTCCTGCGCGTTCATTCACTTTCCTCGGATTCGTCGTCCCCTTCCGTTTCGTCCGCCTCGTCGTCCGCCTCGGGAACGATCTGCTCCTGTCGCGTCTCGAGGAAGGCGGCGATATTCGCGCGCAGCGTGTCGTCGCGGATCTTCGGGTGCGGTTGCCTCATCCCGAGGTTCGACGCGTAGGCGAGCAGCTGCTCCCGCGTCATCTCGTCCAGGTTCGGTGACGCCCCGGCCGGAAGCTCGGTCCCCGACGGCATCGGCTCGATGTAGTCCGCCGCCGGGCGCCACGGGTTTTTCGCGCCGGGAAACCAGGCCCGATACTCGAGCGGCCAGTGCAGGAAGTTCTCGATGTCGCTCTCGGCGACCTCGGCGACATGCGCGCCTGACTTGTTCGGCACGAAGCGGTAGACGTTGCCGTTGGCGATCTGCGTCGTTCCGCCGACGCGGCGAATCAGGCATTCGATCAGCATGGGGCCTCCTGTGGTGGGCGAGGCTGGTCTCACCAGAGACCCGCCTCGGGACGGCTTACTGCCCGTGGATCGCCGGACGGTAGAACACGGTCAGTGCCACCACTCCACTGGTGGCGCCGGTGCCGGGACCGGTGGCGACCTTGACGCCGATCGATCGGCGGTTGTCCGAGGGCGCGATCTGCGTGCCGCCGGCAACCGCCATGCGGGCGATACCGCCGGCCTGCCCGACGTTCGATCCGGCGATCAGGTTCGCGGTGAGGGTGCGATTCGCCAGCGTCTTGTCGCCGACGTCACCCGCCATCACGCCGACGTCCAATAGGATCGCCGGCGTGCCGGTGTCGAGGTCAGCGACATCGAGAATGCAGTCCACCGCGACGCATCCCGGCGGCAGCTCCAGCATCTCGATGATGTCGCCGACCTCGAGCGCCGCGGCGAGCGTGAACCGCGCCTGCGCGGCGACCAGATCGTGCGCCCCCGAGGGCGTCACCGCCGGGTAGCCGTTGGCGATGCCGCTGGTCTGAAGGATCTTCGCAGACATGTCGTTCTCCCGTTCGAGATCAGTTCGAGATCAGTTGATCTCGGTGTAGCAGTGGTCGTGCGCGATCATCCCGAAGCGCTGGCCGTTGAACGTCGATGCCTTGATCCCCAGGATCGTGCGGAAGTGGATGACGGCCTCCTCGTCGAGATCCAGGCCGGACTCGGAGAGCTTGTAACGAACCCCGCCGTTGCCCTTGAAGCCATAGGCTTTCGAGACGGCGTGCGCACCGAGAAAGAGCGAGCGCATCGCCTTGACCGATCCGGCGCCGTAGTCGTTGAACTTGATGACGCCCTCGTGCTCCTGCAGGATGACCTTGTTGTACATCCCCGCGGAACCATCGAAGATCGGGTTCTTCCGGCCCTCGGCCGCGGCGGCAGCCTTCTGGATCGCGAGCCAGCCTTGATCGCCGGCTTCGCGACGGATGTCGTACATGCCCTCGACGCCGGTGAGCAGCAGGAAGTGGACGCCGCCCTCGATCGTGATCGGGGTCATCTTGGCGCCATTGGCCTCGGTGCCGAGAAACTTCTTGGCCTTGGCGGCGAGCTTGTCGATGTCGGCCAGCGACAGCTTCTCGTTCGTGAGGCCGCCTTTGCTGGCCACCGCGCCGGGATAGGTCTGGTGCCCGGCATCCGGGGCGACGAACCCGTTCGGCCAGGCCGTCCAGTCGGCCGGGAAGTGCTGGATCTCGGCGCCGACACCGCGGGCGCCGGCGGCGTGCATCATCGTCATCTCGTCCTCGAACTCGGCGATGTAGTCCGAGAGACGGTCACGGGCCTGCGACTTGATGGACCACTTCACCCGCTTCTGGTCCATGACATCGCCGACGTTCACCCCGTTGCGGAACTTGTCGACGCGCAGCTTGTCGGTGTACTTCGAGAGCCGCATCTCGCGACCCTCGAGTTTCTCCGCGCCTTGGGCGGGTCGGCCGCGCAGCTTCGCGACCAGGTAGCAGGTCACCTCGTCGCCGGCGCCGGATTCGAGATCGGTCTTCACCAGCACCGGGAGCTTCTGCGTCTCGGTGCCGGCCATCTTCGAGTTGAAGTACGACTTCTTGGCGACATCCACCGCCACCGAAGCCGAGTACACCTTCACCGCGCCGGGATCGGACGGCAGGATCTGCGTGCGTGCCATGTCAATCTCCTTGGATTGAGCACGGCGCACTCCTGCGCGCCAGGATCAAAAATGCAGAGCCCTGCTCTGCTACCGCATCGCGCCCCGTTCGGTGGCGCCATTCGGTCGAGGAGATCCGATCTTGACGGACGGCTCTGCCTCGACGCGAATTCTAGCCCGCTGTCCAGTCTTTTGTTCGAGAATTATCGCGATGCGGCCGCTGTCCAACAGCAGCCGTTCGCCGACCTTCATCTCGAGGGACAGCCCCTTCTTCGTCATCCCGCCGATTCCAGCGCCCGGCGCTTGTCATCGGGCAGGCGAGCGACGAAGATTTCCAGATCCTCGCCCTCCAGGTTCGCGGCCTGCGACATCAGATCGTCGACCATCGCGCCGTTCGGCGCCGCCGACGGCAGCCCGCCGAGCGTGCGCGGGACCTGTCTCGGCGCCTTGGCTTCCGGTTCCTTGGCGCCCTGCGAATCCTGCTGCCCGTCTTCCTTCTTCGGCTTCTTGGCGACCGTCATGCCGAGGGCGCGCATCTGCTCGAGCACCCTTACGTGCGCTTCCTCGAAGAGGTCCTGGGCGCTGGGATCGCGCTTCTCGTCGATCGCCCGCTGCCCGGCGGCCTTGAGCTCCTGTGCGAAGGCGGAGGCCAGCATCGGCGTCTTGGAGTACGGCACCGACTCGTACTTCTCCATCGCGCGCAGGAAGTTCTCGCGATCATGATCGAATGCCTGCTTGGCGGTTTGACGCGAGATCGTGATCGCGGCCTGCGCGGTGGCGCGCTGCTCGATCACCGCATCCTTCTGGTCGTCGAGCTCGGCGAGCTTCGCATCGTAGTCGGCGTCTTCGACCTCGCCGGCGCGCCAGGACTTGGTCAGTGCGGTGCGCTGCTCCCGGATTGTCTTGAGCTGATCGTCGAACGACTCCGGATCGCCGGCGCTGAAGTTCGGCGCGAACGTCTTCTCGATCCTGGGCGCGGCGCCTTCGTCCTCGTCTTCCTCTTCGGCGTCGCCGTCCTTCGTCTCGGCGTCATCCTTGCCGGCGGCCGCGCCGTCTTCGGCGTCATCGCCGGCCTCCTCGTCTTCGTCTTCTTCGCCGGCGAGATTCTCGATCTCCTTGATCTCGTCCTCGTCGAGATCGGCCAGCTTGGCGGCCTCGATTTCGTCCGCCGTCAACAGGTTCTCGATGCCCATGCTATTTCTCCTTGGGGGGGTGGAGTGATTCGAGCGCCTTCATCTTCTCGCGCGCCAACGCTCGTACTGCCGCCATGCGCTTGGCGTCCTTCTGGATTTCGCGGGCACTGACCAACGTGCTCAGATCGCTCTCCGCGCGCCACTTCGCCTCTTCCTTGGCTGCCACGCTGATCTTGTTCATCGCAGGTTGTCCTCCCCGGCTGGGGTTTCGATGCCGGCCATACGGCCGGTCTGTTGATCGGGCGGCAACGGATCGCGCGGCCCGACTGGAACGGTTGGAGCCGTGGGCTCATCATCTGGAGGCACGATGCCGGCACCGGTACCGGCCTGATCCTTGAACCCAACGGAGCGCAGCAGTTCATCACCGACGGGAGCCGAAGCCGGTACCTGTGCCACGACCTGGCCGGCCTGCATGGCAGCGTAGATCCCCTCGAGCAGCCGCGTGATCTTGTCGGCGTCGAGCTTCTCGATCTCGGCCGCGGCCCTGGCGGACTGCGCCTTCTTCAACCCGGTCGCGGCCTCGAGGTCCGCGATCTTGGCGCGTAGGGCCTCGACGGTCATCGCATTGGCGGCACGCTCGGCCTCTTTGGCCTGTTGCTTCTCCGCCTGTTTCTCCGGCGTCATCTCTTCGTCCGGATCCGTCTGGCCCGTGATCTCGCGGATCCGCTTGATCAGGGCATCCTTGTACGGCACCGGCGCGTACTCCATGACGATGTCGATCGTGTTGCGGGCGAACGCCGGATCGATCGCCGCGATCTTGCCGAGCATGTCCATCAGCTGCTCGAAGATGGCCTGCATCAACGACTCGCGGTAATCCTGCTCGTCGATAACGAAGGACGCCTTCATCGCGGTGACGTCGTTGAGCACTTCTCCTGTATCCGGATCGCGCTCGTTGATCGACACGAAGTCGTGCTTGTTCCTGTCCCCCGTGATGCGGAAGACCTTGGGCTCGGTGTAGTACTGCTCGATCAGCGAGAGCTTGATCTCGCCTTCGATCTGCCGGGCCAGGCGCAGGTTATCGAAGGGTTGCGCCGTCACCACCGAACCCTGATCAGCCTTCTGGCGCAGCGCCACCCCGGAGACGAGGTTGGTGTCGCGCCCCAGCGATTCGCTGGTGACGCCACCGACCTCGCGAATCGCCATGCGATCCCGGTCCGCCAGGGCGAGGTGACCCTGAGCCAGTTCGCGATCGTTCTGGAAAAGCACCTTCTTGCCGGACAGGGCGCCGCTGGCCCACTTCACGAAGGCGTCCGGAGAGGCGATCTCCTCGCGGATCTCGTCCTCGTCCATCAACTGGTCGTCGATGGCGTCGGCCTCGAAGTGCACCTTGTTCGTTGACAAGACGTGCAGGGATTTCGACATCCGCTTGTTCAGCGACTCCTGCGGACCGCGGATGTTGCGGATCGCCCCGTAGGGGGCGCCGTCCCGCTTGCGGCGATAGCACCACACCGGAATCAGCGGGAAGCGGTTGTGTCGGTACGGCGACCAGTCGTCCCAGAGGATGCCGAAGTCCGTGAAGACGGTGCAGCGCATCCGCATCCGCACCCGGTCGTAGACCTGAGATCCGGATCCGGTGGTCTCGTTCGATGGCGCGTACCACCAACCCTCGTAGCACTGCACCCGGTCGCGTGAGTTGTGCATCCACGCTCCGGCATCGAACTGCTCGAAGCGTGAGCCCATGAACGCGGTTTCGTCCGGATCGAGTTCCGAGAGCCGACGTCCGAACCACCAGTCGATGCCGCGGTTGTCCGGATTCGATTCCGCCGACTGCTCCAGCAGGTCCTTGCCCTCCGGGAAGTACGCCTGCGCGATGTCGAGATCGAGCCATCGCATCCGGAACTGGTAGCGGGAATCGGAGAGGTCCAGGGCGACACCCAGCGAATCGTAGAGCACATTGCGCCACGACTCGTTGCGATCGTAGATCGGCTCCTCCTCCGGATCGGCGCGGACACCGACCTCGATCCATCCCAGTCCGGCCTTCAGGGCATCATCGAACGCCTGGCTGCGCGTGAACTCGCTGCGGTTGACCTCGGTCAGGTACTTGAGCAGCTTGCTCTTGTTCACCGCATCGTCGGCCGCGGCCTTGCCGCGAACGGTCGGTGTTACCTTGTGGTCGATCCGCGTCCGCCGCTCGGTGCCGATCATCCAGTCGACGGTGGGCTTGACCTCGTTGTAGACCACCGGATTCTGGCCGCGCTCGAGGAGCGCGCGCTGCTCGGAGAGGTCCCACTGCATGCCGTCGTAGAAGTCCTCGTCCAGCGCCATCTGGAAGCGGTTGGCCGACTGCCTGGCAATCTCCTGGTCCCGCCAGGTCTTCAAGCGGGTGAGGAGCCGCTGCTGTTCCTCCCTGGCGCGGGCACCACGCTTTCTCGTCGGCGCGGCCAGCATCAGATCGCCCGCTCGTGAAATGTCTTGCCGTTGACCACGGCCGTGGCTTCGAAGATCGGCTCCGGAGGCGCGACGCGCCTCGGCGGCATCCGGGCCACCCACGTGAAGGCGTCGATCACCACCGTCATGAGACGGATGAGTTCGGATCGGTTGATGTCGCGGCCCATGCGCTCGAGGCCCTTGAGCGCCATCGCGTAGGCCTCGCCGGTCGGCCTACCGTCGGTGCCCATCCAGTACGGAAAGGCGGAGAGGCAGACGGCGTAAACGCCGGCATCGGAGACATGGGCCGGCCAGATCACGCAGCCCGGCTCGCCCTCGACCATCTCGATCGAGACGAGGTAGTCGCCGGACTGGTACACCTTCCAGGCATCGGAACCGCCGAATGCCTGCAAGGGGATTCCGCTACTGGAGACGAGGACGGGCTTCATCGCCGCGCCCGTATATCAGAAGGCGGGAAGATTTGGTCGGCCGGCTCGTATCTGAGGAATTCCGCAGATAGCTATGCCAGCTTCCAGCTCCTTTCCCGCCGCGGTCGATCCTCGTCCTTGTTCGGCTGCACGCGGGCGAAGCGCCGCGAGACGTAGCCGTAGCGCCCGGCATCCATGAGATCGTCATGCTCCTTGACGATCTTGCCTTCTTTGCGGTGATAGGTGCGGTACTCGCTGAACCAGTCGTTCAGGTGCGAGAACACCTTGAATCGACCCTCCAGCATCGCGATGAGCATTTCCTGCACGCCGGCCTCAACGGAGTTCGATCCGTCCGGCAAGGTGGCATGCTCTGGAAGCATGCGCACCGACTCCGCAGCGTAGAGATCGCGGATCGGCTTGCCGTCGCGCTTTCCGTCCGAGCCGTAGCCGTCTTGCGGCCACGCCACCGGAATCCATTTCCCGCGGCCGTTGATCGCGCTGGCATGAATCGGGATCGCGGTCTTCCGCGCTCGCATGCAATCGTAGAGATAGGTGGTATCGGTGTCGCGGTCCCATGCGTACCAGACCACCGCCGTGGGGTGATCCCACCCGAAGTCGATGGCTGCGATTCTCGCCCAGTGCGACGGCAATGCGAACGCCTCGACCTTGATGTCGTCCTCGTCCACCGGGAACACCGCGCCAGATCCCAGGGTAGGCACTCCTTTCGTGCGAGCCTGGATCTCGTGCGATGGAATCGACGCCAGCAGTTGCGCTTTCATTCGGTCGCCGAGGTGCGGCGCGTCACCCCATCCGGCCTGGATCATCGCCTTAGACACGATGCTCGGCCCCGTCGATGAATGACCGCACGACCTCGGTGGCGCCCTCCAGCGGCGTGAAGGTGACGTAGATGATCCCCTCCACGGTTGCGGTGCGCAGCAGGCATTCGGAGTAGATGTCCAGCGGCGGTTCCTCATCCAGCCAGATCACGTGCCGAGCCGTTCCCTCGAACGCTTTGCGTCTCTGCTCGTACGACTTCAGCCCGATCGAGGATGTCCCTCCGGAGACGTGCCGCACCATGGCGTAGTCGATCGCCTTGTTCGTGTTCGGCCGATACCGCGGATCTCCGATGAGATCGGCGAACGGGATCATCCCGGTGCCGTAGCGGTCGATGCCGCCGAAGAGCTCCTTCTGCACGATGTCGCGCGTCGTCTCGTTCGTTGTCCCCGCCGCCCAGGCCTGCACCGGTTCATCGAACCTGCGGCCGGGCCACCAGTGCGGGTATCGGCCGGTGAGGTGGCACGTCATCTCGTAGGCGCCGGTGAGCGTTTTCCCGATCCGGTTCGCGGCCATGAAGAGCCGCTCGTCGTGATCGAATCCCGCCTTGAAGAAGGCGAGATGCTTCTGGTAGAGATCTCGGCGAAGTGGTCCATGATCCGGGAAGAGATCGAAGAAGCGCCGCCGGCTGGTACGGACCTGTTGCTCCTCAAGCAGCCGGAGCAGCTCCAGCCTTTCGAAGAAGCTCAGCGAGTCGAGCTGCAATTCGCTCATCCGTCCATTTCCCGAGGTCGTCTTCCTTTTCGCCGTCCAGGTTGAACGCTGTGCGTTCGACATCGACCCACGTCTTCACCGCCGTCGCGATGTCGCGCATCGCCACCGCCCGGCTTCCGGTGCCGAGCCGGGCGATCAGCTTGGCGCGCAGACCGGTCTTGTCTTCCGTCGTCGCGATCTCGACCAACTCCTCGAGCGTCGGCAGGTGGCCGGTCGTCTCCTCGAGCTCTTGCAACAACCGCAGCGCGAGGTCGCGGCCGCGTCCGGCCACCCGTTGGTGCTCGCGGATGATCCTGGCGTTGGCGGTCGCCGCGGCTTCGATCGCATCCTCGCGGGCGACCTTCGGGTCGGTGAAGATGACCTTCTCGCGGGTCCTGTTGGCCACGGCCTTCGAGGAGCTGCCGATCGTCCAACCCTCCTCCGCCATGTGCCGGTGGATCGCCTGGCGGCTGGCCCCGTACTTCTCGGCCAGCATCGGCACCGAGAAGGTGCCGGTTTCGTAGTCCGAGCGGATCCGGGTCCAGTCGAATCGGCCGCTGCCCTTCGGTCTACCTCGGTTCGTTCCGTCCCTGGCCATCGCTCAGTCCATGCCTTCCGGGCGTACGACATCGCGCACGTAGCCCTGCAAGCCCCTCACCTGGTCGGCGAGTCGGTCAGCTTCTTCAGCCACCTGCTGATACTCCTGCGCGCAGTCTCCGAGGCTTTCTCGCTCGGCGGCGGCGTCATCAGGTCTGCCTTCGGTTTCGGCATGCTCGGCGGCGGCACGTTCGCGCTGGGCAAGCACGGCGCGCAGCCGATCAAGCTCGCTGCGAGCAGCAGCGGCAACGCGGCGCGTGCGCTCCATCTCTTCCTGGTACTGGACATCAACTTTCTCCTGTGCGCGGTGTCTTCGCTCTTCCTCTGCCCGGGCCTTCTCGCTCGCGGTGCGCGCGGCCTGCTCGGCGGCGAGCCGATCGGCCAAGATCTTCGCCTCGTACCGGTTGGAGGCCAGGCGATATCCGCCATAGCCGCTTGCGGAAACGATGATGGCCAGCACGGCGGCCAGCAGCCAGGCAGCAATGGTGCGCGTCACAGGATCACCCACAGGCCGATCCTGATCGCACACCAGACCACGATGTCGATCAGCCAATCCAGCAAGCCGTTCACTACAGCGGCCTCCATCTCACGCCAGTAGCGCGTTCATGGCACGCACCGCCGCGAGCCGGCGGTCATCGATCCCGATGAGGCCGCCGTTGATCGCCTTCGTGATCGCAACGACGTCGTTCTCGTCGGCCATGCGATTGGCGCCGATGTCGGACCAGTGCCATGCCGCCGAGCGTGCAGCCGGGCCATCGAGGAGGAGGAGATCGGGATCCGAGATCAGGTCCATCCCGAGCGCGGCCGAGCACCGTGCGTAGTTGCGCTTGCCGGTGATCTGCAGCAGGCCGCGGCCCCGATACCGCCAGCCGTCTCCGGTGGACGGGGGCCCGTTCCCCATGCGCTCGGCGTACACCCAATTGGCGATGCGCTGCGGCTGGCGGTGGAACTGTCTCGCGAAGGATTCGTTCGGGAACCGTTTCGGCCAGATCTCCATCAACCGCTGCCACGAGTAGTTGAGGTTTTCCTCGAGCCGCGTGAAGCGCGCCGATTCGTGGGCGATCTGAGCGATGAAGTGCGCTTGACGAAGCGCGGAATCGATCCCGAACTCCTCCATGGCCGCAGAGATCGGGCCGGCAAAGCGCCGGGCCGATCCCGCCGAGCAACCGGAGACTTCGCGCAGGAGATCGACGTCCATCATTCACCGTCCCTGCTGGACACGCCGAACAGGACGTCGATCTTGCGCTCGACCTTCGCCGAGACCTTCGTGATCGCTGCCGCGCCCATCCATCCGGCAATCCCGCAGATGCCCAGCGCCCAGGGCAGCGCCCATTGCGCACCGACGACACCGACGAAGGCGAGCAATCCGGCGAACTGAGAAATGAACATGTGCCCGACGGCATTGGCAAGCGAGAAGCGGCTCGGTTTACGGCGAAGATCGTGGAATAGGCTCGCCACTCCTCCGGCCGATGCGAAGCCCATGCAGAGCCAGAAATGCAAGCCGGCCAGGCTCACGACCTCCTGCGCGCGTTCCGCGGCCCAACTATCGGTTGGCGCGATCGTAGCCACGATGCTGGCCATCGCACGCAGCATCGCGCTCGAGCACAGCGCGCTGAACGCGGCGAGCAACAGCTTTTCTCGCCTGTGCTCGCACCGAGCGTTCAGCGCGCGCCATGACGCCACCCATTGCCGCGGCAGCAGTGCGGTCAGACGATCCTGCGGCCAGTGCGCCATCTCTCCAGCACCCTCACGTGCGCTTCACGGATCAGCCGCTGGCCGGCGCTCGTGTTGACGACGCAGCGGACGAGGTAGCGGACACCGGCCACCGTCGGATAGAGGTTCTGCACCACCAGCTCGCCGGCCACTCCAGGCGGGCCCAGCGCGAAGTTCTCCGGTGCCGGATCGAGACCTTCGAAGCCCGGAGTCGTCACCGTCACCGACACCGTGTCGATGTTCTCCCCGGCGCTGATGCCGCCGCGGAAATCGAACACCTGCGCCTTCGGCGGATCGCCGATGACGAGAACGACTTCGTTTCGTTCGGCGAGCGCGATCGCTTGCGACTCGGTGAACGACGGCGCCGCTGCGGTGGCGCCCACGACAAGGCCAGATGGAGCCGACTGCTCGACCCCGGAGATATCGACGATCGCGCCCCCGGAAAGCGCGGTCACCGACAATGACAGCGCCTGTTGCGCGAATCCGGCTGTGTTGGTGGCGCGCACGGTGAACGCGAATGAGCCCGAGCCAGTCGGCGTCCCGCTGATGACCCCGGTGCTGGCGTTGAGGGTCAGGCCCGCAGGCAGGGCGCCGGCCTGGATCGACCAGGTGATCGGTGCATCTCCCGAGGCGGCGAGGGTCTGGCTGTAGGCCGCACCTACGGTTCCGGCAGGCAGCGCGGTGGTGGTGATCGTGGGCGAGACCGGTCCCGCGGTGATCGCGACCGCGGTGGAGTTGCTCTGCACGCCATCGACCACGGCCCTGATCGAGGCCGATCCCTGCGCGATGCCGGAGACCCGGATCGTTGCCTGACCGCTGTCATCCGCTGGGGCGAGCCATTGCGCTGTCGCGTTGACAGGTGACGTCGTCTCCGCGGCGCCGGAAATGCCCGAGATCGGGGAGCCGTCCTGATCTTCCACCGCCACGATCAGATCGGTCGTGGAACCGGCGGCGACGGCAGCGGTGACCGGCACCAGCGTGACCGTCGTCACGACGGGTGCGGTGCCACCGGAACCCTCGTTCGGGACGAGGATGCCCAGCGCCTTGTCGGTGCTGCCAGCCGAGTTGGTGGCACGAACCGTGAACGTGGCCGCCACCGGAGCGGTCGGCGCCCCGCTGATGACCCCGGTGGCGGCGTTGAGGGTCAGGCCCGCAGGCAGGGCGCCGACCTGGATCGACCAGGTGATCGGCGCCGTACCGGTGCGCTGCAGCGTCTGCGAGTACGCGACCCCGATCACACCTGCGGGCAGCGCGGTGGTGGTGATCGTTGGCGCAACCGCTGCCGGCGTGCGTTCCAGCAGCGCGGCGTTCGGCGCGGAGTCGCGGGTCAGCAGCGCGACGTTCTGCATCACACATCCACCACCGTGCAGGCCTGCGGCCCGACGGAACCGATCCCGACACCGTTGCCCAGCGCGGAGCCTGAGGCGCTGGTGGCCGTCCAGATCAGCACCGGGGTGTCGCTCGTCGTGAGGCTGCCGCCGCCGAAAATCGAGACCGCGACACGAAGACGGGCCTGGCCGCCAACAGCGGTACCGTCGAACGCCTGTCCGCTGAACTCCCCGATCTTCGCACCGGTGAGCGCGCCGCCGGTCGGCGCCGCGAAAACGGCGCCCTTGACTGAGGTGGCGCCGACCGCATCGACGTGCGCGAGCAGCTGCAGGGTAGTCACCGTGGCCGCGGTGACGGTGACCGTCACGGAGTCCGTCTCACCGCTATCCGCGGCGTTGGTGGCCGTGATCACGGCATCCCCGATCGAGACGCCAGTGATGTCGAAAGTCTTGGTGGTCTGGCCCTCGGTCATGACCGCGGTGGCCGGAACCGTGGCAACGGCCGGGGTGTCGCTGGACAGGTTGTAGGTCACCCCGCCGGAGGGCGCCGCAGTACTGCGGGTCGCCGTCTCCGTGCGGGTGCCGCCCACGGCGACCGTCGTCGGCTTCGGGCTGAGCGTGACCGTCGGCGACCCGGCGTCGATCAGCACGCCGAACCAGTCGTTGTGCAGCGACTGCATTTCCTCGAGCGTCAACTCGCGATCGAAGACGGCGCTGACGTGAGGTTTGCAGGGCTGGCGACCCTGCCCACTGGAGCCGCCGATGTTGCGCAGCGCGGCCGCAGCGATACCCCAATTCCCCGGGTTTGCGGCTGTGGAGTCCGCGGCCATGGCGCCGCTCTCCAGGCCGTAGAAATGCTGGCAGTTCGCGTTGTTGCGCCAGTTCGTTCCGATCGAGAACGAGGTCGATCCGTCGACGGGGAGCGTCGTGCTGCCGATGTTGTTGGTCGCGCTTCCCTGCACCATCGCGGCCTTGCCGCTGCCGCTGGATTGGAGCCCCTGATTGTCGGGGTTGTTCGAGATCGTGAGAAAGGTTCCGGCTTGGAATCTTGAACCGGCGCCTGCGAACGCCATGAACACCGCCATGCCGTCGCTGTCGGTCATCGTGCAGCTCGGCGGCGAACTCCAGGTGACCCCGTAGGGCGTGTAGTCGACGCCGCCGATGTCGATGTACTTGCGGGAGACACCCTTCCAGTTCTTCGCGCCGATCCCGGCACTGGCGTGCTTGGTGACGGCGTAGCCCTTCAGATCGACGACGGTGGTGCCGTCTTCGTCCACCACGACGAGCGAAATCAGCCGCGTCGCAAGCCCCGTGGTTTTCAGTGCGTAGGCCATGGTGTCCTCACGGGTTCAAGATCGCGACGCCGCCCGCGGTGATCCACGCGAGCATCTGCAGCGCCGGGATGTACATCAGGTTGCGGTACGCCGAAGTCGCCGAATTGACGTAGGTGTAGGGGTAGTGCGGCGGGATCGCGTCGCCGGTGAGCGTCACGGTGTCGATCACCCAGGTGCCGGTGAGCGGGTTACCGGCGGGCGGCGTGATGCGGGTGAGCACCTGGTCGGTCTGTCCCCCGTAGCGCCGGTAGTAGACGCCCTTGGCGGCGTGGAAGACCGGCGCGCTGGAGTCGATCTGTAGCGCCCCTGAGAGCGTGAGCGTCGTCCAGCCGTCGGAGATGTTGGCGAGATCGATCCCGCTCATCGCGGTCTTCGTCACCGCGACGAGGATGCGTTTTCCGCCCCCTGCGTGGATGAAGAGGTTGATGAAGTCGCCGATGTTCGCGGGGTTGATGCCAGCCGAGAAGCTCTCCGTCGTCTTGCGCGTCCAGTCCGCCCCGTCGAGGTAGGCGAGCGCGGTGAGGTAGTGCGCATCGGGCGGCAGCAGGTAGAAGCGATTCGTCACCGGATCATGGATCGCCGCCTTCTCGTAACCAGTGCCCATGTTCGTCGCCGCGCTTCGGCGCGCCCAGGTCCGTGACGCGAGATCGAACGCATGCGCCACCGGCGCGGAGGTCACGCCCCCGGAATCGACGGAGCCGCGCTGCACGTAGAGCATCGAGCCCTTGGCACCACCGCCGAGCGAGGGCGGGATGACGACCTGCGTCTGGTATGGGTGCGGCGGGCTTGGCACCTCGGGATAGCCCGTCATCTCCCACCACGGATCGGCGCTCGTCTCGGCAGCGGAGACCGGGCCGTTGCGATCCGCGGGGCCGTTGGCTGCCGGCAGGTAGGCCCATTGCATCGTGTCGAAGTCGAACGCGATGGCTCCGAACGTGGCCGGATGCGAATGGCCTCCGGTGCCGGCCAGCACGTACGCACCGCGCCCCGAGTAGTGCGGGTTGAAGCAGCCCGAGCCATAGGACCCGAAGATCGAGTACCGCCAGTTGTCCGCCGTGATGCCGGCGGGCCGCACGGACTGGAACGATTCCGCGGCAGCCACCAGCGCAGCCGCCCCGGGCGCGGGGAGCCCGGCCGTCGGGTCGTAGACGCGGATCTTGCGGGTGATCGTCGCGCGCGTCATGGCAGGGTCCTCGGCAGGATCGCCCAGACCGGATACATGCCCATCGAGGCCGCGGAGAAGTTCGGGGCACCGGTCACCGCATTCCACGCATCGAGCGCGCCCGTGGCGCCCTCCTCGACAGCCACGGCGAGCGCGGCAAGATGGCAGGCCAGCCACACGAGGTCGGCCCACTCGTAGGCCGTGGCGGCCCGGAACTGCGCCGGCACTGAGTACGGGTCCCAGAAGAGAATCGGGTCGGTGGGCGCCGGGGTGACATCCTCTTGCGAGAGATCGGCGCGGAAGATCGACCACGCCGCGGAGAACGAGGTCGTCCAGTTCCCGCCGCCGGCGTAGGTGTCGCGCGCCGGGAAGACGTACATCCCCATGCGGGTGCGCGGCCATCCGCTGTCGTTTCCGCCGGCGAGCGCGACCGGCAGCTTGCAGGCGTACTGCATCAGCTCGCCGAGCCGGGTCTGCGATGCTGAGGCAACCGGCAACTGGAGATCGCGCATGGTCTTGAGCGCGAGCACCCAGAAGTCATCCATCCAGGGCGGCATGTACCAGCCCGTCGGAGACGGCCCGACATGCGCGGGATCCGTGTACGGGCTCGACAGCGGAGAGCCGTTGGTGGGATGGTAGGCGTAGTGGATGACGCCGAGATCGTTGTGGAACTTGCCGGCGTCGATCGTGTTGGTCACCAACTGCCCATGGAACCGGTCGATGTTGTACTGCGCCTGGGCGATCCACTCCGGGCGCAGGACATGCGTCTCCGGGCAGGAGCCCAGCAGGTGGGCCAGGGACCGCAGCGACCACGCCGAACCCCTGACCTCGCGGCCGTACATCTCGTAGTAGCCCTCGGCCTGGCGGCGCAGCGCGTAGCCGTACCAGAGGAAGTTCCAGGTCACCCAGCCGATCTGCTCCTCGAGGAAGAACACGTCTCCGGTGAGCAGCCACGGGAGGTAGGCAAGCGCGGGCTGGTGCGCGGTCTCGATCGAATTCGGGTTGCCGCTGCCCTCGGGGAAGACGGGCGTTCCCTGCGGCGCATAGGACGCCTGCGGGTAGGCGGACTGCACGATGTAGCGGCCGGTGTTCTGGCCGGCGCCGCCGGCGTCTCGGAAGTGCGCCGATCGCGCTCCGGCTGAGAGGCCGTTGGCGATCACGTTGTCGAAGGCGCGGACATCACCACCGGAGACGAGCCACATCGCCTGCCATTTCGGGATCGGGCCGATGTGCGGATTGCCGCCCGGGGCCGCCATGCCGGAGAGCGTGTCGCCGCGCCAGCCCGGCGTGTAGTCGCGCGTCAACGCGTTGAGCACGGTGTCGCCAGGCGCGACATGGCGATATCTCATGACGTGCCCGGAGGCCATCAGGTAGTCGACATCGTGGCTGGGCCGCACCTTCGGGTCGGTGTCGTACCAGTAGCTGTGCTCGTTCGCGCGTCCGACCACGAGCGGCACCACGGTGTGGTGGTACAGCGTCATCGACTGGCTGTAGCGCTGCGTGCCGGCGAGCGAGATCGTGACCGTGAGCGTGTAACTCGTCGGGGACGCGACGAGGAAGTCCCCGTTCTGAAGCCAGGGCCGGCAGATTTCGAGCTGCCCACCGGCGTACATGCGGATCGGCACCCACAGCTCGAGGTGCGGGGTCCCTGCGATGCGACGCCGCCAGATCCAATGCGAGCACACCGGACCCGCGAAGATCACGCCGGTGCCGTTGCCGAAGAGATCGAAGGGTGCCGAGGCCACCAGCGTCGGCAGGTCCACGGTCTCGTAGGCGCCGACCGTGATCGAGCCCGCCGCGAGCTTGGCACGCAGCGCGGCGAGCGAGACCGCAGCACCACCCGCCGCGGCGCCGACCGACAGGTGCAGGTCCTTGCGCACTCCGGCCGAGGTCGCGGCCGTGCCGCAGAGCCACGCCTGCTTGATCGAGCCGTCGGGCCAGTGGTTCCAGGGCACGCATTGCAGAGAAGCCGCGTCCGCACTCACCACGCTCGATCCGGCAGGGACATCGCCCTGGCGGAACGCATGCCCGACGGTGAATGGGATCGAGCCACCGGTATCCGAGGTCAGGCCGAGCACCGGAAGAGACGCGGCGACAGCGGAATCGTTGACGCCGAAGGTGATGTCGCCCGAGGTCGCAACGGTCGCCGCACCGGTGGCGCTCAGCACGCCGGCGGCGCTCAGCGTGACCCCGGAGGGCAGCGAACCGGCATCGACCGCGTAGCCGCTGTAGGGCGGGACACCTCCGGCGACATACTGCGCGAGGTCATGCGTGCCGTTCCTGGCCAGCGGGATCTCGTCGGGCACGCCGTAGAAGCCCAGCGCCTGCGCGGCGACCGGACCCAGCGTGTTGCTCACGCCGACCACGCTTCCGGCGCCGTTCGTCGCGGTCTCTCGGTAGGTGATCTGCGCGCCGAGGTCCGCGCTCACCTGCATGTAGGTCAGGCCCGTGGCACCGCTGATGGCGACCCCGGATCGATACCACTGCCGCGAGACCGACGGCACAGGGTTGCCGGAGTAGACACCAGGTGTCGCGGTGAGCAGTTCGCCGACGCGCGCGATGCCGGTGATCGTGGGCGCCGTGACGACAGCCGGCTGCTGCGTGCCTGCGCTCGGCGGCGGTCCAACAAGGATCGAGAATCCGCCGCGCCGCAGCGGGACGCCATCGACCAGGTCGGCCAAGAGGCGATAGAAGTTACCCGCCGCAGTCCCGCAGGTGCAGCGGAACCGCTCAGTGGCCCCGTTCTTGAAGATGGCGGTCGCCGTGGCGCCGGCGCCAGTTCCCGCATCGGTGTAGTCGCCCGGGATGACCGGGTAGTACCCGCCCTGCAGTGCGCCAACCGTCCAGGCACCGCAGGCAATCGTGCGGATCGTGGAGCCAGAGGCGTCGAGAAACACGATTGTGTCCACATCGAACGCCGCCCAAGCGGCGGCACGCTCGGCCGCCGTCGCGCCGGAGAGGAACGCGATCCAACTCGCCGCGGTGAGGACGGGTCCGCTCATTGCGGCGTCGACTGGATGCCGGCGCGGATCTCCTCGAGCTCGGCGATCACCCGGCGCGCCGCCGCAAGCGTGTCGGCGTCGTCATCAGAGAGTTCAGGCCGGCTTTCGAGGGCTTCGAGGCGCTGCGCGAGCTCGGCGGGAATCTGGATGGCTTCCAGGCTCTTCTTAACCTCGATGAGGCCGCCGGCCACCGGCTTGATGCTCGGTGCGATCAGCGCGTTCAGGGCGTCGCGAACCAGTCCCATGTGCGTTCTCCTAGGATCCGCCTTCGATGATCGTGATGCTGCGGATCACGACGTTGCGCCCGGCCTCGATCTGCGTGTCGCCCGGTGCCGGGGTCACGCTGATGGAGATCTCCGACGATGTGTAGGCGGCGATCGGGGCGCCGCCGGCGTCGAGGAAGAGGATGTAGGTCGGGGTCCCGGTGTTGTTCGCTTCCGCGTCGGCGCCGATGTCCGCGGGCGGGATCGTCCAGGCGCCACCGTCCACCGCTCCGACGGTGCCGAAGAGAGCGTGCTGCGAGAGGATGTTGCCGGACGGCGGGGCGGCCAAGGCGGCGGCGCCCTTGCACAGCAGCAGCGTGCCGCCGGCGACAGCGGTTCGCACGCTTTGAGCGCGGGCGCTACGAACGGTTACTGCGTACTTGGCCATCGAACCTCCTCGGTCCGTGGCCGTATATCAGAAGGAAACGAACTTTGATCGGTGTTCCAATTTGCGGCGACCGCTCGGAAAGTCGAATTCATGAGCGAATTCATGAGCAGTCGGTGCTACGAAATTCCTGGCGCCTCGACCCGTCACCGAGTCGGTCTTGGCTCGTGCAGCCTGCCGTGATTGCAGGCCCACTTCTGGTTCCTGGCGAGGTAGACGTGCAGGCCCGGCGCGATGTTGAACTGCTTCTCCTGCCACTCCAAGATGCTGGGGGCGCGGCAGAGCCGCATCGGTGAGGCCCGGAAGTGGGCGCAGGACTGGCAGTCCATCAGTCGTCCTGCAGGATGTGTGTCGTGATGCCGGTGACCCACTCCGGGGCGACGGGGCCGCCGAATCGGCTGGTCGATGGAAGCGGAGGTCGGCGCGGCTTCCCGTTCTTGGTGAGCCCGAGTTCGTACGCCTTCTGGGTGATCGACGTGACGGACCTCTGGAGCTCGGCTGCCAGGGTCTCATTTCGCACCGTCCTGTACCGGGTGCACAACACGTCGATCTCGTCCTGGCTCCATGGTCTGGCCTGCCAGTGCTTGCATTCAGCGGCCATTGCAGACGATCCTCCCGGCCTCGAACAGCGCGCCGATGGTGCGGCGATGCGCCGACTCCCAGGCCTCGACGCGTTCTTCCCTGCTCATCTTCGAGCCTTGATCGATCTCCATGTGGCAGCGGTAGCACAGGGCGGCGATTCGGTAGTCATGTGCCTTGATCGAGCGGCCCTTTCCGTCTCGCAGCTGGTTGGAGTGCGCGGCCACGACAGTTCCGTCGGACGCACCACACCTCTGGCAGGGCAGGTCGCGCGCCGCGGCGAGCAGTTTTTCACTGCGCCAGTTCATCGTCCTTCCAATCGATATTCCGCTCGGCCGCGAAGGCGTCGATCAGGTCAAGCAGGTCAGTCATCTCGCGCTTCGACATCCTCGCGGTCGACTTCCCGAGGATGACGAACCCACCGTCTATGCCGGGCACCACGTCCTGTTTGGACAGCGCCGCGGTGAAGATGTGCTTCCACGACTCCGGATCGAGATAGCGCCCATGCCACTCGACTCGGCGCGAAATCTCAGTCAGCCGCGACCAGAGGAGTGCGTTCTGTTCCAGCGTCCGGTTCGGCGGCTTGACCTCGACCACCATGCCATCCGGCGCGGCGCGCACCGCCTCGAGGGCCCGGGATCGTGCTGTCGCATGTACCAGCGTGAAGACCTGTTTCATCTCCGCCTCCCCTGGGTACACACCGCGCACTTCCAGATCCGCTTCCGCCGGCCCCGGCCGGCCGACACTTCGGACTCCGAGCCGCCGTCGGCGCGCCGGTACTGCGAGCAGGACATGCACCACCGGGTGCCGGTGATCAGGGCCTGGCGCTCGGTGAGGCGCCGGTTCAGCTCGGGGATGTTCTCGTTCATATCCCTGCCAGCCGTACCCGCACGAATCCGCCGAGCTCGGTGGACACGACCGTGGTCTGCAACCTGAACCGGGTGTCGTCGACCCCGAGCGCGTCCGCGATGCCGTCACGCCCGACCTTGAAGGCGCCGACCAGGTTGTCGTCGTCGTAGTGCCTGCGGTTCGGCGGCACGAACTCGACGTGCAACGCGATCAGCTCGCCCGCCGGGACTCGAAGCCCGGCGGCCTTGCAGGCCCAGCCGCAGGCATGTCGGTAAGTTCGGGCTGCCCGAGCCTTTTTCCTCCAGTGCCCGCGCCAGTTCGGGCTCAGCTCCTGGGGCGGCCACGGCAGCGTCACGCAGTCCGACATCACGACTCCCGTGCCAGGCGCTCCCGCAACGCGTAGCCCATGAGCGGCCAGCACTTCTCGATCGCGTTCTGCCGAGCGATCTTGCGGCCGAGCTCGGCATCGAAATTCTCGGGGGAGGCGCACGCCGACTCGCCGGTCACGGTGAAGCTGTTCTTGAGCACGAAGACGCAGAAGGTGAGCAGGCGAAGCCCCGAATGAGGGAACTGATTGCCCTGCGCCGCAGAGTCGGGGTACTGTTCCGACATGGCCTTCTGATATCCCTGTTCGGCCGTGAAATAGACCTCGTCGATGATGTTTGCCTCGATGTCCGCCATCGTGACGCGCGGTGCGGTAAGGCCTTTGGCTTGGATTTCCTGTTCGATCCCGTCTCTCATCTCGCTTTCTCCTGTTTGGACAGCTCTTCGGCGAGCCTCTCGGCGTTCGCCACCAACAACTCGACCTCGACCAACTGCACCTGCGGCTGCCGTACGTAGCCGGCCAGCCACTTCACCTCCTCGGTGCTGTAGAAGCTCGCCTTGCGCAGCGCGTTGGCGCGACGGCCGATTTCCGCGATGCGCGCGGCGCGCATTTCTTCGTATCCACTGCTTGATTCCCCGCTCACTTCCACCTCTCTGCCCTTTGGTGAGCAAGACTCAGCCCCGCCAGCCGTTCGACGATCGGGCGCTAGCTTCGCCACCCTTACCCCTGCTCCCTCGTCTGTGCCCGTGGTAGGGGGTCTTCCTGCGCCGCCACGGTTCGGTGCCCCTCCGGCGCAGTGCTGAGTTCGTGGCCGCCCTACCCGGTCAACAGTTCGCGCATCAGGCCGGCCAGCGCCCGCACGCCGGCAGCCATGTGGTAGTCGTTCGCGTCCATCCCCACCTCTGGAGCCATGACCCACGGCAACCCGGTTGTCTCCGCAGCCTTCTGTCCGGCACCGCTGGCGTCGTTGTCCGCCATCACGAACCGAGGCCCCGTCAGCAGGCCGGCGACATGCGAGAGGTTCCCCGCGGAAAAGCAGACAACCGCACGTGCCTGCCGGTAAAGGCTGGCCAAGGCCGCACGGATCGAAAGCCCCGTGGCCAGGCCCTCGCATAGCCAGGCCTCGGGCCCAGCGCCGAGAACGAAGACCGAGCCCTTGGCCGTACCGCCGGGCAGGAACTTCTTCTCGCCATCGGCTGCGATCCACTGGACGCTATTCACGCGCTCGTAGCGGGCGCAGTCGCGCATCGGAACAACCAGACGACCGTCTGTATCGATGAGCCCCTGCTCGGACGGGAATCCCTTTGCCGCGAGATAGGCATGCGAACCGAACGTGCAGCGCCGCACCACCTCAAGCGCCAGCCTTGCGGCCTGCGCGCGCCGTTCTGCATCCCGGCGGCGCAGCGCCGCCATGTCGCGCCGGATGATCTCCGCGGACACGCCATCCGGACGGTAGATGATCGGGTCCGGGTGATGGGCCCAGTTCTGCACCCACCCCCATTCGCCGGTGAACTTGTAGGCGCCGTTGCGATCTCGCGGATGATCCTCGGTCGGGCAGCGGTGGATCCGGCCATCCGCGTAGAGGTCGCGGATCAACAGGCCGTGGGTGGCGGCAAAAGTGTGGAAGCTCACGCCGCCTCCTCGAGGTCGAAGAGCGTCGGCATCAACATCTCGCGCTCGGCGGCTTGCAGGTAGTGCACCTGGTCGCGGAAGTAGTCACCATTGAGTTCGCTACCCGCGGCGCGACGACCGAGCTTGATGGCTCGCACCCCGACCGTTCCGATACCGTGGAACGGGTCGTAGACAAGATCGGCGCGATTGCTGAACCGCTCGATCAGTCGATCAACGATGTCGATCTGTAGCGGGCAGACATGCTTTTCGACCGCCCGGGATGCCTGCTCACCGTTCAGCGTGCGCATGCGGGCAACATCGGTCCAGACCTTTGGATCCGGGCTGGCCTGCGCCAGGCAAGCGAAAAGCTTCGGCAGCGCGTCGCGTTCCGCCAGCGCATCGCCGATCGCAACGTGCCGTTCGTAGTCGTAGACGTGCCGCGCACTCTCGTCGTGGAAGAACTTCGGCAACTTCGACGGCCCCATGGCGGCCATCTCCTCTGCCGTGAGCAAGCGATTGCCGCTCGAGCGCCAGTAGTTGTGCGCGTCGATCTGCCACCGAGCGAGGGTGTACTCGACCGGATCGTGAATCACCGGATCATCGGCATAGCCACGGCCGAGGTCGGTCTGCGGCTTGCGGAAGATCAGCACGTATTCCGAGCACCCGGTGCCCATCTTCGTGCCGTCCTTGAGCATCTCGCTGTAGCCCAGGCGGTACGTCTGGTTGTTCTCGTGCACGACGTCCGTCGTGACGACGATCACCGCCATCTTGATCAGGCCATGCCTGCGAAGATGGAACGAGGCTTCCTCGTGGAAGTAATCCATCGTCGGCGCCCCGAGGCCGGTGACGGACTGAAACAGCACGCGGTCCTTCACATGGACGCAGGCCATGCGGCCGGGCTTGAGCATGCGGACCAGTTCCGGCGTCAGGTAGTCCATCTGACGCCAGAAGTGATCGTTGTTCTCGGTGTGGCCGAAGTCGTTGTAACTCGGCGTGTACTCGTAGTGGTTCGCGAACGGGATCGAAGTGACGATCAGATCGACCGATTCGGCCGGCCACTCGCGCGCTTCGAGCACGGCATCGTTGTGCGCCACCTCGAACCGATCGCCCTTCACGACGCGGCGCGGCACGCCGATCGTTCTGGCCAGAGAGTCGCGCATGGCGAGTCCATCGAGCCCATAGGTGCGGAAGAGCTCCGCCATGCGGGCCTGTTGCTCATCGTGTCGCCGCCACTTCGCTTTCAGGCTGGCGGCGGTCTCGCGTTCGGCTTCGGTGTAGATGATGTCGATTCCGACGCGCTCGAACTGGCCGAATCGATAGGTGCGGTGAACGGCTTGAATGAAATCGTTGAACTTGTGGGTGATGCCGGCGAAGACCTCTCGATGGCAATGCCGCTGGAAGTTGCAGCCGCTGCCGGCGATGATCGGCTTCGTGCTCAATATCCTGTGTTCGCCGTCGCCGAACCCGACGATGCGCGCCTCGCGCTCCTCGAGGTCCTGGCTGCCCCATACGCTCACGGCTTCGGGCAGCGCTTGTTGAATGGCATGACGCTCGTCCTCGAGGTCGTGCCAGACGATGAAGTGATCGCCGGGGTCCGCCTCGACGATCTCGCGCACCTTCGCCACGCGTGCCGGCAGGCTTTCGCGCTTCTCGCGCGCGGCCGCCGACAGGCTCATCGCGACGTTTTGGATCAGCAGGCCCTGCCCGTTCTTGTCGGCGCCGGCTGCGCTGTAGTCGCTCGGGATCTCGTGCCAGCGAACATCGATCCCCGGGAGCACGTAGCCGGTGTCATCGTGCCCGAGGTCGCTGGGTTTCGTGATGAACACGGCCCAGCTCGCTACCCAGCGCCAGAACTCGGCTTCTTTGTGCGGGTACAGGGTCAGGTTGCCGGCCTTCTCGCTATCGCGCTGGAAGAACCGTGTCAGCGCCTGGCCGGTGTCCATCACGCCGAGATAGCCGGCGTAATGGATGAGTTCCTTGTATCGGTTCGGATCCGGCGTAGCCGTGGCAACCGTCTTGAACTCGACATCGGCAAAGGCGGGCAGGAACTCCTGATAGGTCTTGCTGCCGAAGCTGCGCAGGATGCTGGCCTCGTCGAGGCTTGCCGCGCGAAAGAGCTTCGGCGTGACCTTGCCCTCGCGCACGCTCTCGTAGTTCGTCAGGTAGATCGTGCGCTCGTCGCCGATCTCTCGGTCGCTGCGTATAAAGCGCAGATCGACGGCGAACTCGCCCC